CCTTTGTGGTATCGCTGCCGTTCCTTCTTTTGCAATAATGATATTTTCGTAATCCCAAAAAGTGCTGTCCCCTGTTGCGAATGTTTGCAGTGCAGGTGAGTAAGTAACCGCTGTCCATGCCCCGGCACCTGCCGTTCCACCTGCTATATCATACCGGTCAAGAACCGCTGTACCACCTCTTAATGAATAAATATATCTGCCGTCTTTTATATCGGTAATGTCAGCCCAAACGGTATCACCTGTCTTGCCTACAAAGTCTGCACTCATACCTGCTATTGGTGCGCCTACCCTTGCGGTTGTCGGTGCAACTACCGCCCATGTATTACCTGAAATTGAATACTTGTACATTGTTACGGCATTGTTCCCCAAAACAAAGATTGCATTTTCATCGCCTTCAATCTTATAGGTACTTGTTGCATCGGGGTTGGTTGTCCATGATGCCACCGTTAAACTCGTTCCATCATTATCGGTTATCCTTCTTATTTGTCCAATACCTGTGCCTCCTGTAATCCTTACCTGTGAGTTAATCCACTGGTCAGCCGTCCATGCTTTTGTGCCATCCGTTAAAGTTGTTGCCCCGCCTGCTGATGCCGTTCCTGAATCGTAGAAGTCGGCTAATATAGCAGGTGTAACCATTCTGCCATCTGTTCCCCACGTTGCAGGTAATGTGGTTATTGATAAGTTACTCCAAGCTGCTGTTGCAATATCCCAGCGTTTAAAAGAACCTGTTGCCAGCGTTCCCGTGGCAAGTACAAAGAAGCTGCCTGATGAAATCCTGAATGTATCGGTATTAACCACTGCACCGGGGGCAGCATTAAATGTTATTATCGTTGTTCCTGCCCCGGCAGCAATTTCAATCGCTGTTATCGTTCTTCGTTGTCCTAAGTTAGCTGCCGTACCGGATAAAAATTCTATTTCAGAGCCAACTACCAAACCACTAATATTTGAAGTTCCGGCAGCTACATTCACCGTTGTTGTCGTTCCACCTGTTGCAGTAAATGTTACTGACCACGGATGATAACAACCACAGGCTCCCGCCACAAATGTTCCTGCAAAAGCACCTGATGTTATTGGTAAATAATCATCGTTTAAATGGTTATACAAATAATGAACCGTACCGGATAGCATATACAAAGCATATCTGGACAATCCTGATTGGTCTGCCGCTACAAACGAACCTGCTGCCGTTGCGGTAATTGCAGGCATCATTGTTTGCCATTCTTTACGATTTAAAAGCGGGACATTATTCTGAGCTTCTGCCATTTTTAAGGTGTTACGTTATTAATATTTGCAAGTGTTACTGTAAAATTATTTATATCATGTGCCATTTTAGATGCAGGGATACCAGTACCGAAATTAGTTATTGTTCCAACTGTGCTTACCGTTCCCGCCGATGTTAAACTGCCTGTTACTGCGGTGGTAGAACCCGCCAAAGCGACTGTCCTTAATGCTGGTTGACCTGCGTTCATAGCCCCTGTCAACTGCGATAAAAACTGAACCAAGTAATTATTAGTTTCAATTAAACTGTTAAGCGTTGTAAGCAATGCCGTTTGTGATACCTGATTTGCTGCGGTTGCGTCACCAGCCCCGGAAATAGGAACGGGTGTTGCCCTTAGTTGAGCATCCGTCAAAGGCTGCGATAATCCAGTATTAACCGTTCCTGAAACCGGAACAGGCACAGCCCTTAATTCGACATCGGTTAAAGCATCCGTTTGTTGATTTGCTGAAGTAGCAAGTCCGGCAGGTAAAGTAGTTACTGATACCTCTCCCGTAACTGGCAATGGGTCAGCGGCTGAAACCGGAGTAGCCACCCCATCACCCCCAAACTCAACCTTTACCATTTGATGCTGCACACCACCAATATCATCGGTGGCTATCGTTGCGCCTGAACTGGTGGGGGCGTTGAGTTGGACGTTATCTGCCATGTTATATTTCCTCTGATATTATTTCGGTTATCAATTTGTTTTCGTCCCTGGTTATCTTATGACTATATTTTTTCTTTACACTCAGTTTATTTCTCAGTTCTATTAAAATAGCAATCATTTCAGCTTTCATCAAATTTACCTGTTCAATTACTTCCGGGCTATCTGTTTCCAGCTTTATTTCAGGGCTATACTCCTTTGAGTTAATCAACCCAATTAAATCATCAATGCTTTTTTCGTCTGTTAGTTTTTTTTGTTCAATAAGTTTAGCTATTACGTTTTTAGTTTCATTCAAATCAATCCTAACATCATAACTCTTATCAATACTTACGTCTGTTATCCTTTCCTCAACTTCACCAACTCTTTTTAATATCTGCTCAGGGTTAAACCTGACTTCATTAATTAATGCCTTTAAATCTTCAGACACTTCTTTTGTATGAGAAATGACTTCCGAATAATCAGGCTTTAATTCTTTCCCTATTGTTATCATTGGGCCGGTATTTCTTTGACCCGGATATATTACTGCTGTTGTCTGCCTTTTTGGTATAAACTCACCATTTGCATCACGTTTATTCACATATACCGCCTGACACCGGCAATTTATTGTACTGGCTGCACTTGCTTTTGGGTCCCCGGGGAACTGGAGCCTGTCACCGTTACGGGGGTCGGTAAATTCATCCCCGCTATCTATTTTAGTTCCATTCAATGCTACATGGTTTGCATGGTCATCTTTCTTATGCCCCCTTGTCCTGAAATCCTGAACCGATAACCATTCCTTTTGCTGCTCATATTCGCTGGTAGATTCCTGAGCCGTTGCACCTACATTGGATGCCCTATTTACTTCTGTCCTGATAATCCGTGCCGCCTGGTATCTTTCAAAAGGCCAATTTTTAAGCTGGTCAATCATGCCATCAATACCCAATCCTGAAACTGTACCCGCTGTTAATACTTTCATTAAAGCATCACGGGTAGTTTTAGCAACTTCAAAGGTTATTTTCTCTAATAGAAACCTATTGAGGTAGCTTAAAATAAAGTCAGTCCAAATCTGGTTAAACCCAAACCCTTTTTCTATGTCATTTCTTATCCTTCGATGTGTTAGCCTCGCATGGCGCAAACCTACATTTACATAAATATCTTTTATTACTTCAGCAAGTTTATCATTACCTAAATCAGTACTTAGTTTGCTGATTGCATAATTATAACCCCCATTTTTAAGATTATCAATTACATCCTGTACTTTAACGTGTAATGCTTTACGAACTTTTGGTAGGTAAAGCAATTCAAATTTCCGGTTTATCCTTGTGTACTGTGCTATGAGTTCACGTTTTCTCATAATATCTTTTTGCCCTTTCAAATCTTAATGCCTCTCTTTTTGCTTTAGCAGCGGCACAAGACTTTTCTTTTTTAGTTACCGGGTAATCAATCATAACCTTTTCCCTTATATCCGGCCTTTCACTATATATCTTCTTCTCCGTCATTATTTAAACTTTCGTCCACTGCATTCATTTGAAAATCGGTTAATGGCATCCTTCCTATTTGTTGTACCCAAACTTCATCCAAAGCTGGATTATCAACACTTTCAAGACCGCATAATTCTCTTTGTTCGTTTGGTGATACCGCCAGTAATTTAGATGTCCAATCAGCAACATCTTTAACGTTGTCCTGCAATTCACTGTAAACAGACATATCAAAATCAATAACTTCACCCGGCTTACCGCCTAAATCTTTATGCAATTTTCTATTGAAACAATCCCTGTATGATACTAACTCAGGTAAAGCACAACGTAAAGTCAATGCCTTTTCCGCTTCTGCCTGATTGTTATACGTCTTATTGTCCGGGTCATTCAATAACTGCGATTGAACACCAAAAACAGAACACAGCCTTCTTAAATCCCATTTCTCGGATTCTATCAACTGCATATCCTCAGAAGAAAGGCCAATAGGAATCCAACCCATATCATAACCACCTAAACCAATACGACCCCGGTTTTGGGTCCCAGACCATTCGCCAATCATTGTAGATTTCAGCCGGTCAACTTCCTGAACAAGCAACTCACCATCAACCTGCCCGGGTGTTCCCTTCATGTGAAGAACACCTTTTATACCCTCGTTCTCAAACGCACTGGCACTCGCTGTTAGGCTGCTATTATTCCTACCAAGCAGCCTTAACGCTGCTTTCAAAGGACTGATGCCGTATAACTGCATCCCGTTAATATCCCAATTCGGATTCCAATATTTTTCATGTAATATTTCATCAGGTAAGTAAGTCAGGTTCGGCATCATGCTAAAACCGTACTTCGTAACCCTGGAAGGGAAGGTATCGGTAGAATAAATATCAATGTACTGTGATGGCAGCATCCACATTTCTTGCGGCAGTCCTGCATTGGCACCACCCTTCAGTTTGTTGAACCATGTGTATTTATTCCCGGTTAATAACCTGAACCCAACACCGCTGGCAACATGGTCGCTCATGCTTTCGTACTCATTAGGCCACTTTACCAATTCGCCCAGCTTACCGGGGTTCTTTACTAAGGTTAATGCTTTTTTATGCAGTGATCTTGCTTGCAGGAATTCCTTATGCGAAATATTTGATTTCCTTTGGATGGAAATTAGTTGCTTATATGATTGCTCATCTTCGATTTTATAAACTCCCCAATTCGTAACCTTAACCTTATCCATTATCAACTTTACGATGCTGTAAACAATATCGTTAATGTTGTAACCTTTGTTAATGTAATTTATTTGATTGTCGGGGATAGAAACGAGCCTGCCGTTAATAAGCTGGTAAGACGTACCCCGGTTAACGGGAATACTGGATGCCTTAGCTTCCAGGTTTCTTGACAATATACTCATGTAACGACAGGGTTAGAGTTTCAATAGATTTATGAATTACGCCCCAAATTTGGTGAATTAAATCAACAATCCACTCTATTAAGAGCAAAGGTAAATAAAATATGTATAATAATTTTCTCATTACGCCACTTTAGTCGCTGTTAATACAAATGTCGGTTTAAGTTCGAACCAGTATCGCATCATAATTGAATCCCAGAAATCGGGTGAACGTCCTAATATTTCCTTCACTTTTTCTTTTGGCACAACACCCCGCTTCAAATCATTATCAACAGATTTTTGTTTCACTAATTCCATTTCTTCAATAATCAGAGCCTTGACCGATTCATCAACTGATTTCAAATATAGTAAATTTTGATTAACAATATCAGCCATTCCATAACTGCATTGTGATTTCAGGTTGTCGAAGTTCTGTTTGTACATTGGATTTTTTGGTGATGGCAACGGACTGCTGTTATTGGCAAACCCTTTATACTTCAAGAAATCTACCAAGCCGCCGCCAACCCCATCCTCATCTACTATTACATCAGAAACGCCAACACCCATTTCATATCGCATCGTTTCTACGATCTGACCAAGCTGGTCAAGCCCACCCCTATCAAGCACTTTCATACGTTCCAATATAAACCCAGACCAACCCATTATTACAGCCCTATCACCACCATAACGAGCAACGTCAACGGTAATACATTTACGCCCTGGCAAAACGTGCTTATTACTGAAGCAATCAATAATCTTGTCATAACTCATTAATGCCGCTGGGTCATCATCATACTCAAAGTTCCCATGAATCAACCTTTCAATGGTTATCTTATCAGAGTTGTTCAATATCCCCTGCACATACTCAGCAGCATCTGGAGCTGGGTTATCAGATGGGAAAGCCTGAATAAACTGGTAAGTTTCTTTTAAATTCCCTTCTTTGAATGGCTTGTAATACCTGCGATAAACATGGCCCTTATCAGGGTTAAATGTTTCAAGAAACTTCCTCCCAATCTTATAATCTCCGTTCTTACAACGGCCTGTTCTTGTCCAAAGAATATTTATTGCACCTTCGTCCGTTTCCGCTGATTCATCAACAGCACAACCTGTTAACTCCAACCCCCCGAACCTTGTGTATAACGGGTCGGATGGCTGGTAAGCTGTATCGAGAAGAAAGATAACAGATTTATTTGCGAAGGTGATAATGTTGGATTGAGCATTATAAACATAGTGTTTGCCCGGAATTAGGCGGCACTCTTCCAAAACTTTGAATAAAGTTATCAGTGTTGTTTTTCTTAATACGCTTAATTCCTTACGACCAAGCCCCCATGCAGTAGCTGGATATGCGGCTGACATTGATACCAACCAGTAACAAAGCAGGTAGGACTTCCCTCCGTATGCAGCACCGCCATAACCAATGAAGTTGGTTGTGCTATCCGTTAAGAAGTTCCATGCTTTTAGTTGCTTTACACTTGGCTTAAAATTTATCTCTGGTTTATTGCTCACGACAAAACGAAGATATACTGTTACCCTGACTGTCCTTAAAATCTGGTATCGCCCCGCAAACATTCTCTACCGTACCATTAGAAAGTTCACATTCGTAACAGGGTTGTTTTTCTTTAGTGCAGCCGGCTAATAACAGGAGTATTAATATCCATTTCATAATCTGATTTTTCAGGGTAAAGTTCGTTAAGATTTATCATTTTACAAGTGCGGTCATTAGTCGAGAAAAACGGACCTGGTGGAATTGTTTTACCGTTACGAATTTTGTTATCTGGTAACTGAACACCACCACCAATAAAATTACCGTATAAAGATTTGCACAGGTACTCTTTATTTTGCGGCAGGTTGTTCGCCTCCCGGTATTTCGTTAGGTTAATCACCATCGGGGTGTGGATGTCGTAGAACAACCCGTCTGGATAAACGCTGCGACAGTTAATAACCCTGCCTACATATTTGCCATGAACTCTTGCTTCCCTTAGCGTTGTGGAATAGTAGTTGGGTAAGTCCGTGCTAAAATCCTCGGTAGCAAAATAATCATCGTTGCTGTATAAAAAATCTTCATACGGAGAAAGCAATATCTTGTTTACG